CCCCAGCCTGAGAAAGGAGCATGGCCCTGTGCTTATCGGAATGCATGTGCTTTCCTACAAGTTAACGGGTTGCCTCTTGTTCCTGATTCGGTGGAGTTGGCCCCGAAGTCGGTTGACGAGTGGCTGGTGCATTTTGCTCCTGGCCGACGGAAACAGTACGAGCGAGCGCTTGCTTTGGCTGCCGGCGACGATCCTATTTGTGATGGTTGTCGGTTTTCACGTTCGGTCATTGTCAAACGCGAGCTCTTGCCTGGGTGTGTCAGCCTTGAGGCATTGGCCACGTCAACTCCTGAAGCTTGTATTGAGGTGGACGCTGATCCCCGGGCCATATCAGATGTGTCTGTGCATACACAATTGAAACTCGGTCCATGGATGAGTGCTGCCAGTGAGTACCTAGCACAGTATTGGAATGACTCTGGTAATGTTTGCTATGCATCTGGTATGACGGGCGAGCAAATAGGTCTCTGGTTTGAACGCGCTCGTGCCTCAATTGTTGATTGTATTGCATTTGAGGCTGACTTTTCTCGGTTTGACCGGTCAGTGTCACAGGATGCTATCCTGGCAGAGCGAGGTCTATACCAGAGGCTTGGTATACCTGAGCCCCAACGAGATGTGCTTGATGCTCAGTGGATAACGCGTGGATTGACAAAGCGCGGTCGACACTTCTACTCTGTGCCAGGCACACGGAAGTCTGGTGATCCGAATACAAGTGTCGGCAACTCATTTCTCAATGGACTCTTTATGGCTTATGCGATGGTTGTCGCTGGCGTGCCGGCTTCGGCCTGGCGAGCCATATGTTTGGGTGATGATTCTTTGATTATGATTTCGCGATTGTATGTTGGTACTGCTGATACCATTGTTGCGATCGCGGAGTCATTGGGCCTCAAGTTCTCAAAATTTCACGTTCGGCATTTGTTGACGGATTGTGAGTTTTGTAGTAAGTTGTTTTGGCCCGTTGAGGGGGGTTATGTACTTGGTCCAAAGATTGGTCGGTCATTGTCCAAGATGGGGTGGACACTGTCCAACACTAAAGCACGTTTAGCACGTTTGCGCGGTGTTGTGTTGGGACAGTGGGCATCATGGTCGTTTTTGCCTTTATTGCGCCAGTTTGGCCACCGGTTGTTGGAATTGAGTGAGGGCGTTGAGCCCATCGCTCACGACAACTTGTATGGCCTCTTGTGCACTGAAGAGCATTATCCGAATGCCGAAACTGCTGTTATGTTTTGGGACCGCTACGGATGGTCATGGGATGCAGCTACTAGTTGGGCCGAGGTGGCTGCACAGCAGGTACACACCGTTCCGGCAGTGGTGTTAACACCGCTGGCCGGGTATTTCGGTGTTGATATTTGAGGAGTGGGAGGGACGGCCCGACGGACTGTATATTAACG